ATTTAAATACATATGGAGTATCATAAAGAGCTACCCATACATTTTTTTGGCTGTCTAAAGCTAGTCCCATAGGTGAAACTTGATTAGGTGTAAGGAAATCTGGAGGAGGAATTATAGTATATTTAAGTGTATTTAATACAGCATTTAAATCTACATCTACTAAAATATCACCTACAGAATTTACCCTGTATAATTTATTTAATTCTGAATCAACCATCCAGGCATGATATGTAGGTCCAGGCAAAGCTGCTATATTAGATATACCATGAAATCCAGAAACAGCAAATACATTAGTAGCGAAGAAATCATCATCATTAAAAGATTCTACAATAGGCATATTAAATGCATTAACATGCACTTTATCTAAATAATTTAAAGTCACAGCAGAAGCAGCAGGGTTATAATAATATTGAGCAGTTGCTAACATACCAGCCATAGGATTGGAAATCCATAATAGCGGATTTGTATATTTGGAAGATAAATCCGGTATAGGAAAATATCCTAAACCTTCTATATAACAATCTAAAGAACTATTTTCAGAAATAAAAGATCCTTTATAATATCCACCGGTTTTGAATCCGTCTTTATCTTTGAAGGCAAATTCTAATGCAGAGGGACTATATAGAAAATTTAAATTACTACCCTTCAGATCATAAGCGAAGAGGCTGAATGGTATATTAGAAGAATTAAAAAGATCAAAATAGGTTGTTTCGTCAAATGGTACGTAATTTGGAAATTCATAATCTGATGAAGGTTTAACTCCATTACCATCTTTTAAATCATCCTCGGGATAATTTTGATTGAATCCAAAATCCACTAACAAAGGATTTTGTTGGTTTACAAATCTTATTTTAGAAATTGGATTAATTCCATTTTGTGTAATTCTTAAATAATCCGGTTCTCTCCAATTAAAAAGATGGGGAAGTGTAACAGAGGCAAGGCTGTTAGCATAGCTAGGTGTTTTAGTATCTAAATTTATTGAATCGTGTACAGATCTTATGGCACTAGTTTGTAAAGTTGCTATAATAGTACTATATGGTTTATTTTGAAAAAACAAATCCGTGTTATAAAGATCATCTACAAAATAAAATTGTGCTGTGCCGGTTACTCCAATTACATAACCGTTAGGGTTTAAATTACCATTATCATCTATTTTTATAACAGTGTCTTTTGTTTTAATGGAGCTTATTTGATTACCATCTAAATCTAAAAATTTCCATTGTGGTCTTAGAAACGACCAATTATTTTCCGGTTCTTGGTATTGATAAGATTTAGAAAATTGTGCTGCTAAATCTATATAATGATCTTCTGTACTTGAAGATGTTATATTAATTTTAAAAGGATATCTATTTAAATGACCGGCAAATGTAGGAGGTGGTACTATATCAAAATATATAGATTCATTTAAAAATAATCCTACTTCTATAGTCTTATTATAGGTGTGAGAAGAACCATTTGTATTATAAACTGAAACATGAACGTTGTATTTTCCTGGTATTTTATACTGATGTGAAGGAAAGGGCTCTCTACTGGTTTCACCGTCACCAAAGCTCCATAACACAGCTTTATAATTTTTAGCATAATCCGGATCTATGGTAAAATGAAAATTTGTTGCATTTGCATATCCAAAATCTTTGTCAGATAATAAACCGTTTATATTGACACTAGAAATTAAAAATACAGAATTTCCGTATGGGTCCGTGGCATTTACACTTACTTCAAAAATTCCAGATTTATTATACGTATGTATTGGGGTTAAATCTTGTGAAAAAGTTCCATCCCCAAAAACCCATTTAAAATCTGTATAACTTTCTGTAGTATACGGATCTGTACTGAACGAAAGAGGTGTTGTATTAGTATAACCGAAATTGGAGGGACTTATGGAGATATACGCTGACATAAATCAATTAAAAGTCTGCTGCTTTAATGGCTCCAGTGATTTCTTTTATTAAGATTCTAGACGCTAAATTAGTAATATTGTTAAATATAGGGAATTTAAAATAATCTAAATTTATATTTTGGCTATAAACCTGTGCGTCATTTTCTGGATAAGTGTTATTCCATAATAATACGGAAATACCTTCTACATAAGTGTCAGTGTCTTTTCTGTAAGTTTGCACTCTCGAAACTCCATCTACGTTTAATATGTTTGTAGATAATTGATATAAGTCAATTAATAGGCCGAGACTGTTAATCTTTCTGTTAAAATTAGAGTTAAATACTTTTAATACATCAGCTAAAATAGCAGAATCAGCTCTGCGAGTGTTTCGATTTTTGGTTATAATCAATTGAGAATTATTTAAATCTGTAGGAGAAGGCGTAACACCTGGTTTAGATATATAAAAATCCAAATACATATATATTGGATCCATTGGTACTATCTGTGATGTTATAGTTTTGTTAGAATTTAAACTATTTAATATTAATTCCTTTTGAGGTGATGAGAGATACTCTTGCATATCATTGCTGGGTACCATATAAAGATATAAATTATTAAAATTACAACTATTGGCAAAATTAATTTGATTAATTAAAACTCTATTTTCTTTTTGAGGTTCATTTAAACCAATATTATATAGATATTTGATATGACCCTTTAAATACTCATCATTGTTTATTAATTTTAAATCTGACAAGAAATTAGAATAATTAGATCTTACATAAGATTCATAATCTGTCGAAGTTACAAGTCTATATTGAGATCTAAATGCTTGTGGAGCATTTGATCTTATACTGTCTACATTTTCTTCATCAGAATAAACTGTAGAGGGATAATCATTATTAATTAATGTTTGGCTTAATTGTTGTGTTGTAAGGAAATTTTGATTTATTGTTATGTCGGATATAATTTGGTTATAAGCCTTGGAATTATAAGAAACTATAGGGGTGTTGTTTAAAGAATTAGGCCCTATCCCAGCTGCATTTTTGTCTATGTTAAGATAAAAAATTTGAATTTGATCTCCATTTTTTAATTTGCGACCATTTACGTTGTCTCCAAATTTAATTTCATAATTTTTATTAGAATTAAATCTTACTTCATAAACAGAATCTGAAGAATTATAAAGGAATAATTCAGACGCTCTTGTCCATTCTTCCCATTTTCCTGTATCAAAAGGTTTTACATATACAAAAATATTGAAGTGGTCTATATAAATGTCTTGTGGTAAAGAGAGATATATTATTTCATTGTCTATACCAAAGGCCGTATATAATGGATATTCTTGAAAAGCTCCTTGATATATTAAATGAGTATTAGCTATGTCTGATATAGTTTCAGCGACATCGGTGTATTTGGTGAAATTAATATCATGACTAAAAGAATATGTCGTACCACCCACGGTTATGTTACTATATCTAGGTATGGTATAGTTACCAGAACCAATATATTGAGAAGTGTAGATAGTAAATGGAACATTTTGACCGAGTCTTCCGACTGGGTTATAGCTCAATAGTTTTACAATTCTATTCATGTTCTCATAAAGCTGTGCTTCAGTGAACATAGACTCAGAAGAGGTTTTATTAAGATAGAATAATAAAGTACTAAAGCTATAACCTATAATATCTATTAAGGCAGAAAGATTAGATCCCTGATAATTTTGGTCTGTAAAAACTTGACCTTGATTTAATTTGCTAATAATTAAATCTCTGATCGTAGTACCATCAAAGGCTACATAGGAATTAGAATTGAAGAGATCGTTACTCATAAGATTTGGATGTTATTGGGAAATATTTGTATAGGGGTTCTAAGTGTATTGTTGCTACCAGCTAATTGATATACTAGTACGACATAATACATTAATTTTTCTGGCATTGGATATACCTCTATATTTACTACGTTGACTCTAGGTTCAAAGGTGGTTAAAGATTTTAATATATCATTACCTATAATTTTACCTCTAACAGCGTCAATTTTTTCAAAAAGATATTGACTTAAATTAGAACCGAAAGAAGGTGATAATATCTTCTGTCCGGGAATGGTAGTGAATATATTGTATAAGGAATTTCTTATA